TTTAGCCATTAACTCACTTCTACTGGGCTGTCCCAGTTATTTATCTTATATTATAACACAAGTTTTAGATTATGTCTTTACTGTGTGCTGAAGTCTGCGTCTGGACCTGTTGAATCAATTGATTTGTTTGTTAATAGTGGAAGACTCTCACCATCAAAAACATCCCACCACTGAACTTGTAGGTCAACTGTGAACTCTTCGATAGAATCTGTCTGATCATATGAAAGTTCAATTGCACTAACGTTAGTTGGGAAAGTTCCGTGGAACTTATACTTTCTAAGTATAGGTAATTTCTGTTGATCTGTTTGTGATCCGCCAAACCCTTGTGCAACAGGAGCTCTACCGATCTGGTTAACATACATATCTGTCTGATAATCAGAAGGTGTTACTTCTCCAGTAGCATTGTCATGCTTGTTGATAGCGTTCATCCATCTCTCGAAAGCATTTCTGATAAGGAAATCAGTGTCGTTAATAACAGTGATTGTCCAAACATCAAATGTTCTGTCTCCAGCAATCTTGAGATTTCTTCCTCTAAAAGGAACATCAATTACGTTGATGTTCGATGCAGGGAGGTTTGCAGCTTTAACAAGGAATCTACCTCTTTCTTCTGCAGCTTGCTCTGCCAATCCTTGAGGGAAAACTAATTCTACCTCAAACAGATTCGGGCGAGCACCACCACCGACGAGCTTCGATTTAAAGTCGTCAATGGTTCTTGTATCTAATCCAGGCGCATTTTTAGTTGCCATTTCTTTAAGTCCTCTTCGGTGTATTTAGTAAAGTTAGGCGGAACCAACTACTTCGTCAAAGCTGATGCCAGTTCTAGTTGCAACGAATGTTAGTCCGATGAAGTTGATAGAACGTGCAGGCTTCACGAAGATGTCTGCCTTAAAGGTATTTGCATCAATAACATCAGGTGTGTTATTGGTTTCATCACAGATGACCACGAAGTCGGAAATACCTCTCTTAGCCTTAACATCACGAAGATATGGTTCAACAATATTCAAGAAGTTTGTTCTTGTAAGATCATCGTTGAATTCAAATAACTGTGATCTTGCAGCCCTTTCAATTGTTCCTTCGATTGTTAAGAACAAGCGACGAACGTTGATTCTGTCAAATGCAGAAGCTTCTTTCTGTGCAGTCTTGTCACCGAATAATACGATGCCAGCGCCAGGTGAGAAGATCACAGGGTTAATTCTCTTAGGATAGAGAATATCTCTCTGTGCTTGAGATGGGTTGTATGCAAGTTTCAGAGCATTATTAATTGAACCTCTTTGAGCTCCAGCAGGGGAGAACCAAGGGAATGAGTTAATAGATGTTCTTGCCATCAATCCAGCAACGTCACCATTTAGAGGAACGTATCTGAATGTATTGTTAAATCTATCGAAGGTGTACTTGTAACCAGAATCAAATACTGCGTATGAACTAGATGTCAAACTATCGTAGAATGACACAATGTTTGCAGTCTGTTGTTGTGAGTTAGTTAGACCAACAACTCCAGCTCTGTATGGTGAAATACAAGCGATACAGTCTTTACGAGCGCCTGCGATACTTATTAATTTGTTTGCCTTTGCCTGTGCTTCATAGATTGAATCACCACTTGAAGGTCCTTGAATCAAGAAGTTTACTGAATATTCAGCAGGGTTATCTAGAACTGTGTATGAACTAACAATGTCTCCTAGTTCACAAACGAATCTGTTTAATCCACCGTAATCGTTTCCATTTGAGAATGAATAGATCTTAGGACCAGAACCATTAAATGTAACTCCCTGAGTCTCTTGAGCCCAAACACCAGTTGAGTCGATAGTGTATCCACTAAGCATTGAGTGTTTTAGACCAATACCTGTCTGTGCAGCACCAACGAAAGCATAGTTGGAGAACTGTGCAAGGTAATCCTTATAGTAGATATTTGTAGATGGAGATACTTTAGCATCTGTTGCCTTGGATAATCCTACCCACTTCTCTACAATATTACCAGATGTACCAGTTACTTTACCTGTGTCATCAACAACTACAAGGTGCATTTCGTCATACTTAGAACTTCTACCCTTAGCGTACTCAGATGTAGAAGGACGATCTGCAATTTGACTCCAGTAAACAACACTGTTTGTAAGTCCTAGAGTTTGTTGATTGTACCAATCAGTAACAGTGTTACCTTCTCTTAGGTATATTCCACTGTCTATACCAGACATAACAATGAAGGATGTATTGGCAAATGCAACAGTTGATGCAGTGTCCATGACAACCTCTTGGTTAGCACCAAAACCTGGCAATGAAACAATAGTACCACTATATGTTCCGTTGAGAGACTTGATTGTATCGCCTGGTTCAGATTTAATTGTTGCGAAATCTGATCCGAATGAAATGGTTGTAGAACCAATACCTATTGCAGCAGTGAATCTTGTTCTTTCTACCTGTACAGCGCTACCACTAGTATTGAAGATCTTAACTCTGTTTGGATGGTTGACATCATTAGCTGCACTAAAGAAAGCGTTATAAACGCCTGCGTCATATCCTTGGAAAGATGCAACACTAGATCCTTCTTCGTAATCTACCTCACTCCACACATCTGTGCTAATATCATGTTTACTGACAATCTTAACGTCAAAAGATCCTTCGTTGATTCCAGTAATAATTCCTTTGAGATAACCTGTTTGAACTCCAACTGTACCGTCTGCAGCAGCGACACTTGTTGAGAATCCAGCAGTAACTGCGAATCCAACAGAAAGTCCTTCAGTACCGATTGAAACTCTTTGATCTGCCTTTGCGTCAATGGTTGCAATCTTTAGATCGTTTGCCCATGAGCCAGGAGATCTTGCGGAATATAAGAATGATTGTGCAAGATTGTTGAAGTTATTGTAGTAATCTTCTTGTGACTTGATTGATAAGTTGGTGATTGCAACACCGACAGGTGCGTTTGCATTGGATAGCATTGGGTTTGTGCTTCTCAATACTCTCAACACTCCACCGTAAGATAGAAATGCTGATGCAGTCATCCAGTACTCGTATTGAGCATCGGCTGAATATGGTTTACCAAACGTTTCAAGTAAGTCGGCTTCTGTTTCAATCAAGACTGGTTCGTTAACAGGTCCTTTTGCAAAAGGTCCTGCAATAGCTCCAACCTGATCGTTGATGCCGTCTATTCTTCCTACAGTTAGGTCTACCTCTCTTACCTTAACGCCTGGAGATACTAGATTAAGCGCCATGTTAGTGTTCCTCGAAGATCTCAGTTGTTTTCTCTGTTATTATTTAGAATTTACTGCTTTTCCACTGGGGAAACGGTGCATGAACCTCCTACCAGTCTGGATATATGTCTAATTTGTTACTCTTTCTTTTAGTTTTTACTCTATCAATAGTACAAGTTTTACATTCATATGAATATGAAGATGGTTTTTCTCCTCTACTCTTTCTAGTAAGGTAAAAGCCTTCTGTCAGTGAGTATGTCTTACCACAAGTTCTACATTTCCTTTCATGTAGAAACAGGACTGGTTCATCTAAGTCCATTACAGGTAATCCCACATATATGATCTATCGCCATACTCATCTAAATTCCATCTATCACCTTGATCATCTACAAATGATGTCTCTTCATTTACACCGTCACTAATAAATCCAAAAGGTGCCATGTCAGCCTCTATCTGATCTCTCTGGTCATTATATACTCTCTTTCTTACATCATCATCTGTCATCTCTTTAAAGTAATCTTGCATTATTAGCCATGCAAATATAACCAGACACATAGCAAGGTCATCATTACAACCTTCTTCTGCCTCAAATGAGTTGTTCTTTTCGATAAAGGTAGTCAACTCTGCAATGATATTGTAGTCTTTAATTAAAAGTTTATCTGATTCTATAAGTGTTTTCAAGTTAAGCGAACCTATTTTCTTTACAGTCTTGGACATTTTCACTCCTAGTTGTACCTTACTACCAGAGAATCCTTGACCCAATACTTGTCCAGCCCTACCTCTTATAGCAGTCATCAGAACATTCTCATATTCCATATCATAGAATAATATAGATGCTATCTGATCTCCTATATCATTTACTTCACATAGAACGTATGCGTTATTATATGCCTTAGCAAAATCTAGAATTACATTTGGAAACAACATAGGTTTGATAGTGTTGTTTCTATATTTTGCAACAATTTTATACGGAAACTCTGTGGTATCAAAGACAATGAAGGCAGAGTAATCTTTCTCTACGCCTCTTGCAACGTCAACTGTAATTGAATAATTGTGTTTGTCTATTGGGTTTTCATATATCTCTCCACCTCTCTTACCACGGTTGATGGGTTCATCATATACCATAGTTTTTAACTTAGCTGGTGATATCAACGTATCAACAGATCCTAAGAACTCACACTCAAACTCAACACGGAACTGTGCTTCTGATGTATTCTTAATCGTCTGTTCTTTCCACGCTTCATCTCTGCCTGGCACTTCCGACCAGTGAACGTCTGTTGTGACGTACTCGTTCCTATCAAGTTCAGCATCATGCCA